TGCTAGTATCAGAATGGAAGCAGCAAAACAAATATTAGATCGTATTGGTATTGTAAAGAAAGATCAATTAGATGTTAATATGAATTTAAAACATGGTATGTTTATATTACCAGCAAAAGATGAACCAGAAGAATCAATAGTAACACCAGTACAGGATTAACTATGTCAATAAAAGAATCAAATATAAAAAAAAATTATTCTAATAGCTATTCATCAAAAGGTGGTGGAAAAGATATTAGTAAAGTTGCTTCTGATAAAACTAAAAAAGAAGCTAAAAAATACGAGAAGCGTTCTAAAGCTGCTAGTAAATTTGTAAAAAATCAAGGCAGATCATTTTATAACATAATGGCTGAAAAGTACAGACCTTAAAAGTGATTAAAAGAAAAGCTAGAACTATTCCATTTGGATACAAGTTAGCAGAAGACCCAGATTATATTGAACCAATAGAATCTGAATTAGAAGCTTTAGAAGAAGCAAAAAAATTTTTAAAAACATGTTCATACCGAGAGGTAGCTATTTGGCTAACAAGAAAAACAGGAAGATACATATCATATGTCGGACTTAGAAAAAGAGTTGCAAGAGATACCGCTTCCAAAACCAAAGAAGAAAGTCAAAACCAAAGCCAAGCAGTCGGCTAAACAAGCTTTAGCTAGAACACGTAAAAAAGTTGCAAAGGCAGAACAATCTCTACGTTCAGCCAAGGCTCATGCAAAAAATGTCAAGGATAAATTGTTAACCATTGACAAAGTATTGGATGGTAAAGAACAGCAACTTATAACCCAAGACGTAATAGACGAAGTTCCAGAAAATATACAGGAACATCTATCTGCACAGAATATAATCTTTAAACCAAATGATGGTCCACAAAGAGATTTTCTAGCAGCATCAGAACGAGAAGTGTTTTACGGTGGAGCAAGAGGTGGTGGTAAATCTTATGCCATGTTAATAGATCCTCTACGATACTGTCATAAAGAACATCATCGTTGTCTACTACTTCGAAGAACAATGCCTGAGTTAAGAGATTTGATTAATCATTCTCAACGATTATACTCAAGAGCATATCCAGGAGCAAAATGGAGAGAGCAAGAAAAAGAATGGAGATTCCCATCAGGAGCAAAAATAGAGTTTGGTTATGCAGAGAACATGACAGACGTTTTGCGATACCAAGGGCAATCTTACACATGGATAGGAATAGACGAACTTCCACAATATCCTTCGCCAGATATATATAATTTTCTAAGATCGTCACTTAGATCAGTTGATCCAAGTATACCAGTATACATGAGGGCTACAGGCAACCCAGGTAACGTTGGATCACAATGGGTTAAAGAAATGTTTGTAGATCCTATAGATCCAAACACAGCTTTTAACATAGAGATTTCTACACCCACAGGTATAAAATATATAACAAGAAGATTTATACCAGCTAAGTTACAAGATAATCCGTACCTTATGCAGACTGATGATTACTATGCAATGTTATCATCACTACCAGAAGTACAGAGAAAACAATTTTTAAATGGAGACTGGGATGCATTTTCTAATGCAGCATTCTCAGAATTTGACAGAGATGTACACGTTGTTGAACCTTTTGAAATACCTAAAGGCTGGCAGCGATTTCGTGCTGCTGACTGGGGTTATAGTTCTCCTGCTTGTTGTTTATGGTTTGCTATTGACTACGATAATAATTTATGGGTTTATAGAGAACTGTATACTCAAAAGATTACAGCAGATGTATTCGCAAGAAAAGTTCTAGACCTAGAGCACGGAGAATACATACGTTACGGGGTTTTAGACGCTAGTACATGGGCAAGAAGAGGTGATGTGGGTCCAAGCATTGCAGAGACAATGATTCAAGCTGGATGCCGTTGGAGACCTTCTGATAGAACTCCAAGAAGTAGAATTAGTGGAAAGTTAGAAATCCACAAAAGATTAAAGGTTGAAGACAATGAACCTGGTATTCGTATATTTTCTAATTGTAGGAACTTATTAAGAACATTCCCTACACTACCAATAGATGATAATAATCCAGAAGACATTAATACACACGTAGAAGATCACGCATATGATGCATTAAGATACGGATGTATGAGTAGACCGATGCATACAAGTTATGCAAGAAAAGCATTTGGTAGTAGTACAACAACTAATTTTGTCCCCTCAGATAAAATATTTGGATATTAACAAAGGGGAGATATGAAGAAAGTAAAGTTACCTACTATAAATAAAAAGAATTTTCCTTATGACTTAGTACAAGTGATATGGGAAGATATCGTTGGAGATGCAGGCTGGGCTGAGATTCCAGATATTAAAAATGCTAGCACAGCAATATGCTGTAGTTTAGGATACTTAGTATTTCAAGACGATAAAAAAACTGTTATCATGTCAGATTTTATATTTGAAGATAATGGTAAAGTAAAAACAGGTGGTGGTTATACTGCCCTCCCAACAACAAACGTTTTACAAATAAAAAAAATAAAAACATAGGAACAATATGGAAACTAAATTTGACCCCAAAGCTAAAGTTAAGCAAGGTGATATAAGTTCAGCTCCTGATGGAAAGCAACCGAATCAACAACCAGGTAATTTAAAAATTACTTATGGTAAAGAAGAACGTGCTATGGAAACTCAGGATGGTAAGTTTGATTACTTTGAGCCAAAGAAATTCAGAAGTCAATTAGATGCTAACTTTAATACGTTAGCTGACGAAAAAGATTACTAATGTCTGACTTTATAAAAAAGAAAACATCAGATCCTAAATTTTATGGTTATACAGGACCTGTAAAGCCAGAAAAAAAATCTAAGTATATTACAAAAAAATCTGATAAAAATAATAGCTCATATGGTTACTCAGGAAAACCTAGAGACGTAAAAATGAAATCTAAATACATTACAAAAAAAGGAGACTAATATGGACATAATGAAAAGATACAAACATGGTGAACTTTCTGCAGATGTGGCTAAAGTTAAAAATGAAAAATTAGCTATAGACCCTAACTCAAAAGTTACTCAAGGTGCAACTTCTGGAGACGGAAATGATAAGCCAGGTGCTAAATCAAAAGTTGACCCATCAATCTTTAGAATGGCTGAAGAAAGAGACTACTAGTCATGGCACTAACTGATAAGAAGTATGCTAACGAACATCCTAAGTTTAATATGTTCGATAGGTACAAAGCAGATAAAGATTCTTTAGTAGGTGCTAGAGCTGATATATCTGGTAAAGATATTGATGCTTCTAAAATGAGAGGATACTCTTCAGTAGATTTAGATACTGCTAGAATGATAAGTAATAATCCTACATTGACTCAAGAAGAGTTAAAGCAATTAAAAAAAGCAGCTAAAGAAAAAAAAGAAATACAGCCAACAGGCAAATTCAAGGAATAGATGGATAATAACGAAAAGGATAATTACGATCCGTTTGTCGGATACGTAAGAGAGAAGTTCCAACAAGCAGAGACATCAAGACTTCAAGATGAGAAAAGATGGTTACAAGCTTATAGAAACTACAGAGGACTATATGGTCCAGAAATGGCTTTTCGTGATAGTGAAAAATCTAAAGTATTTGTTAAAGTAACAAAGACTAAAGTACTTGCTGCATTTGGTCAAATTATAGAAGTATTATTTTCTAGTGGTAAGTTTCCAATTGGTGTAACACCTACATCAATGCCAGAAGGTGCACCAGAATATGCATACTTAGATCCAAATAAAAAAGAACAAGGTACACAAGAACCAAAACAAGAAAGCCCATATGGTTTTCCAGGTGATGGTGGTGAGTTACCACAAGGTGCTACAGCAGAATCTTTAATGAAAGATCTAGCACAACAATATGCCAACTTAGGTTTTGAAGAAGGAGATGCTCCTGATTTAAAAACACAACCACAAATAGAGCCAGCTGCAATGGCAGCAGCTAAAATGCAAAAAGTAATACATGATCAGTTAGAAGAAACTGATGCTATCTCAGTTATGAGACATGTGTTTTTTGAAATGGCTTTACTTGGGACAGGAATTTTAAAAGGTCCATTTACAAATGTAAAAACTCAATACAAGTTTTCTAAAGATGAGGAAACTGGAACATCAGCAATGATGGAGATTGGTAAAGACGTACCAGGTATTGAAGCAGTATCATGTTGGGATTTTTACCCAGATCCTAATTCAACAAGTATGAATGATGCTGAGTATGTAATTCAAAGACACTCATTTAATACAGAGCAGTTCGCAGAACTTGCAAAGAAACCTTTCTTTAATTCAGAAAAAATTAGAGAATGTTTAGAGATGGGACCTAACTATCAAACAAGAGGATATGAATCTTCTTTGTACGATAGAGAGAATGTAGCTTCACTATATAAAAATAGATTTGAAGTATTAGAATATTGGGGTACAATTACTAGACAGTTAGCAGATCAATTAGATTTTGAATATGATGATGAATTAGATGTTATATCTGTTAATGTTTGGATATGTGGTGGTAAGGTTTTAAGAGTAGTAGAAAATCCTTTCTCACCAAAAAGAATACCTTATATGGTTTGTCCATATGAGTTAAACCCTTATCAATTCTTTGGTGTAGGTATACCAGAGAATATGCAAGATTCACAACAAGTTATGAATGGTCATGCAAGAATGGCAATTGATAACTTAGCATTAGCAGGTAACTTAGTATTTGATGTAGATGAAACTATGTTAGTACCAGGTCAAGATATGAAAGTATTTCCTGGTAAAATATTTAGAAGACAAAGTGGACAGCCAGGACAGGCTATACATGGTGTTAAGTTTCCAAATACAGCTAATGAAAACTTAATGATGTTTGATAGATTTAGACAGTTAGCTGATGAAGCAACTGGTATTCCATCATACTCACATGGTACAACTGGTGTTCAGTCTACAACTAGAACTGCAGCAGGTATGTCTATGTTGATGGGAGCTGCAGCATTAAGTATTAAAACAGTTATTAAAAATATTGATGACTATTTATTAAAGCCCCTAGGTAATTCATTGTTTCATTGGAACATGCAATTCAATAGTGAAAGACCTGAGATACAAGGTGATCTAGATATTAAAGCACAAGGAACATCTTCTTTGATGCAGAAAGAAGTAAGATCACAAAGACTAATGACATTTATGCAAACAGCATCTAACCCATCGTTAGCACCGTTTGTTAAATGGCATACATGTTTAAAAGAAGTTGCTAAGTCACTAGACATTGATCCAGATCAATTGATTAATGATCCAGAGAAAGCAGCTATATATGCACACATAATGGGGATGGCAAATGGAAATCAAACGAATACAAGCAATAGTGGACAACCAGGTCCAGTGGACAATATGGGAGGAGTACCTCCTGGAGCTTCGCCAACAGATCCAACAGGAAATGGAGGTGGCAACATCGGAACAGGCAATGTACCGATGCCAGGGGAAGCTGGTTTTACTTCGCAAAATACTCAGCCTAAAGGAAACAATTAGACACAACAAAGAAGAAAAAGAATAATATGGCACAAACATTTGATACATCAAGAGTTGGAGGCGGTACTTACGAATTAGAACAAGACGCTAATGGTAATTACAAACTAAAGTCAGTAGGTTTTGTTCAAGTAAATAAATTAAATTTACCTGATCTTGCAACTAGTGATACTACAACTACTACTCCTAAAAAAGAAGAAGAGAAAAAAATTGAAGTAGCAGATCCATTTAAAAAATTAGGTACACAAAATACTGGTGGTGGAGAAGGTGGTGGTCAAGACTACAGTGGTGTTATGCTTAAGACTCCAGAAGTAAAAGAAGCTACAGTTAGACAAGCTGGTGAATCTATGACTAATATAGCATCACAACAAACTAAAGATATAGCAGCTGGACAAATTAAAGCAGATCAAGCAGCACCACAAGAAAGTATTGGTGCTACAGATTCAATACAACCTCAATATCAAGATGCAATTTTACGTGGTCAAACAGGTGTTAAATACCAAAAACCAATTAGCCCAGTTTCTAAAGTTACATCAGCAGTACAAGATACTGTATCAGGTGTAATAGATTCTGTTAAAAATAATAAAGCAATTCAAATGGCTAGTAATGTATTAGGTTTTGTAACTAATCCACTTATGGGTGCTGCTAAAATGGTAATAGGAGCATTACCAGAAGAAACAAATATACAAAAAATGAATAAGAGTTATTTTAATATTAATGAAGGTGGTCAAAGAATAGCTGGAAACCCTGCAACAGATTTATATGCAGGTATGAATAGGAATTCTGCTTTTGGTAATTTAGAAACAGCTGGTGCTAAGAGAATTGCACGTAGAGAAAAAACAGCAGCTACTAAAAATGTATCTGATAAATTTAAAGCAGATACAGAAAGAATGAAAGAACAACAAAAAGATTACAAAGCACAAAAAACAGCAACACAAAAAGCTACTCAAGGTCCTGCAGGTGGAGCAACTACAGGTGGAGGTGGAGGTGGATCAGATAGCGGAAGAGTTATTTGTACAGATCTACACAGAACAGGAGAATTATCTACTAGAGA